TTTGCGCCCGCTATACGATGGTATCAGCCGATATTTCTGTCATCCCCGAATTTTTGGAGAAGATAGAGATGGAGGGTACGCAGAAGTATTTCCGTGCCACAAAGAAGGATGTCATCAACAAGCAGACTGGCTCACATATCATGTTCCGAGGCATCAAGACCTCATCGGGCAATCAGACGGCAAAGCTGAAATCAATCCACGGCCTGACGGTGTTTGTCTGTGATGAAGCGGAAGAGTGGACTTCGTTTGATGACTTCGAGAAAATCATGCTTTCCATCCGTACCTTGGGCATTCAGAACCTCATCATCATCGTGATGAACCCGACGGACAGCGGACACTTCATCTATCAGAAATACATAAAGGACACGCACAGGATTGAATACTTCGACGGTGTGCCAGTGCAGATTTCGACGCATCCCGACGTGCTTCATATCCATACGACATACCTTGACAACATAGAGAACCTATCCCCGCAGTTCCTTGAGAACGTGGAAACCATGAAGCGCAATGACCCTGAAAGGTATGCGCACATCGTCATCGGCCAATGGGCTGATGTTGCGGAAGGTGCTGTGTTCAAGAAATGGGGTATCGTGAAGGAGTTCCCGACGCAGTGCAAGCATGTTGCGCTCGGAATAGACTTCGGTTACACACATGACCCAACGGCCATTGTGATGTGCGGAATATGGGATAACAGGCTTTATATAAAACTGCTGTGCTACAGGACTGGAATGCTGTCAAAGGACATCATCGAGTTCTTGAAGCCGTATAGTGGATTGATGGTGTTCGCCGATAGCGCAGACCCGCGACTCATCGACGAAATCGCCCTTGGTGGAATAATGATATATCCAGTTCAGAAGCCGAATGGCTCAATAGTGGCTGGCATTGACAAGATGCAGAGTTATGATGACATCTTCGTTACGGAAGATTCCATCGACCTGCAAGAGGAATTGCGCAACTACGTTTGGGATAAGGATAAGGATGGAAACTATATCAACGTTCCCGTTGACAAGTGGAATCACGCCATCGACGCTGCCCGCTACTACACGCTCGGCAAGCTGCTGGGTAAGATAGTGAAGAATCTAAAGGTGACAAAGAAGAATAGTAAGATTGCAATCAAATAAAACGGAAAGAACTATGCCAATATTGGACGATTATCAGTTACAGGTGTTGACGCAGTTTAGGGGTGTCACACTTAACAGTGCAGGCGTATTGCGCGAACTGTACGCCTACATTCTTGAGAACGATGTGGCTCATGCTATCAGCCTGATGCAAGACCACGAATTAGCTGTGACGAATGCCATTCGTGAATACAACTGGCAGACGCACGATGTAATGAACCGCCCGAACAAGTGGAGGGAAGGGCAAGAGCCTTATCAGACGGAGAAGCTGCCGCGAACCCGTCAGAGGTACATCAATGAGGTGGAACTCTTCTTCCTGCTGGCCAAACCCCCGAAGTGGCAGAAGAAGGAGGGTACTGACAGGGCATTCCAGCTGTATAAGGACATGCTGGATGACACGCGCTTTCATGCCAAGTGGAGGCAGTGCAAGCGACTGGCAGGCTCGGAACTGGAATCGGCACTTGTCTATCAGCTGTACCAAGAGAACGGTGTGCTGAAATACCATAATTTCGTGGCCGCGTATTCAAAGGGCTACAGGCTGCATCCGCTGATTGACCAGTATGAGAACATGGTGGCCTTTGCGCTGGGATATACCTTGAAGGAAAATGGAAACCATGTGCAGCACTATGACATTTGGACTTCCGACTACTATTTCCAGTGCCAGCGTTCTGCCGTGGGATGGCAGGTCACTGTGTATGACAACATCCTCGGCAAGATTCCAGTGATTTACTTCAATCAGGATAAGTCATGGGATGGCACGGAGCGCAGAATCACCCGTGAGGAAATGAACGATTCCAAACATGCCGACAACAACAACTATTTTGCCGACCCGCTGGCAGAGGCAACAGCAGACGTTTTGCAATACCTCAAGAATGGAGAGACCGTCGGAAGGATGATTCAGCTTACTGGCGAAAAATCACGTTTCGGCTATGTCAACCCGCCGTCAGACAGCGCATCGCGCAGGGATGAGCATGACAACCTGCATGATTCCATCCTGAATGACTCCTTCACGCCTGATTTCTCGTTTGAGAAGATGAAGGGGCTTGGAACACTCAGCGGCGAGGCTTTGCGCAGGGCGTTGACGCTTGGCTACATGAAGCGCGACAACCTGAAAGAAACATACGACGTGCTGCTTGACCGTGACAAGAACCTGAAACTTGCGCTGCTGAAGCTGCTGCATCCCGAAATGGCGACGGAAATCGACGCATTAAGGATTAAGGGCGAATATGCAGAGCCGTTTGCAGAGGATAAGCAAACGCAGTGGACTGCCATCGGTGCATTGTACCAGCGTGGCCTCGTATCGTTGGAAACCGCCGTTACGATGCTGGCCATCACCGATGCACCGCAGCAGGAGATTGAGAAGATAGTGGCAGACGCACAGAGGAAGGCAGAACTTGCGAAGCCAGCAGAACCTAATGAACCGACTGAACAATGAAGATTTACGAATTTGAACAGCAC